AAATAGGTGGATTCAATTACCGACTCAGGATTAAGTGTGTCGATAATCGGTGGTTCGGATTCAGCTCCGATCTGTTCAGCCCATGACTTCAAGTAGTCATGTTCCGCAAATAAGTGCATGTATGTCTCACGAACAAGGGTTGAAAGAATAGACATGTCAGTAGCACGACATAGAACCGAGTCGTGTATGAGGGCCAACGGAGCGTTGAAGCGTAGTGCAGATAAGTGGAGTAGAGAGGCATCGAGGGAGTGAATAAGGTTGGGTGCAGTTGCATTTTTATGGTGTGATTTATCGACTTCATTCTTGTCACCAGTTGCGACAAAGATATTGCAGTTACCTAGAAGTTGTAATTCAATTCTTTGAATCTGTTTCTTCATCAACTTTTGCGTGACAACAAAACCAGACGGTGTGACCCATGTGAGTTCTTTCACGCCTCTGTCAATGGCCTTGCTGACCTCTGATTCAATCCATTTCATGACCCTCATTGGGCCAGGAAAGATCTCATCCATTGCAGTCCTGACAGTCTTGACAATTCCTGTCAGTTCTTCCTTACTTACTTCAAGCTCTTTGTCATTTAAAGCATCACGAATATATCCACGATTGCTAAACGGTTTTGCATTATATGGAATGGTGAGACAGGTGCGTTTTGTACATTTCCTATCCCAATAAGGCTTGACCTTGTCAGGAATAGAGTCAATACATGCTTCAGCTACAACTTTGTATGCATCCTGTGGTTTATCACTTGGCAGCACATTTACAAGAGCAGCAGTAGAAGCGTCACGGGCAAGACCAGCGAGCACCTGCAAGCCAGATGCCGTGGCATCAATGGCCACTGGCAGGTTTGTGTAATTGCGATCACACAACATGACGCAGTGGTAGTACTCATCACAGGCAGCTAGGAATTGCCAAGGCTCATCCACAGTTTCCCAAGTGGAAAGGTTGCCAATGGGGTCAGTAGCAACAGCCTTGATGAGCCATTGGTTGTCTTTGACCCATTTCTGCCTGTCCTCCATGCTGTCTTTATCCCTACCCGCCGTTGTGGCAACAGAAAATGCCAGCCACTGTTCAGCATCAAATGTCATCAATGCTTGTTGATGAAACTTCAGCAGTGATTTACCGAAGTCCGTATCTTGTGGTGTCAAGAATGCCGGGATAGGATATACCCTACCCCTGTAATCAAATGACCACGGAATGTAGAACTTCTCGTACTTTTCAAATACATCAACAGCATTCATTGTCATCCGTGTACGACACGAACGCTTGAACTGTTGTGCATTGAGGTTCATAGCCTCTGCTGCCCTCCTACGGTAGTCCTTGCGGGACTCCGCATTGTTTGCGATGTCTACGGGCTTTGGTGGCAGAGGTGTTTCAACAACAGGGATGAACTTGCCAACCGCAATTCCCCTCTCCTGCAGCGTTCTTGCAACGTCAACAATGAAGTCGTTGAGGGTAAAAGAAATACGCTGTATGTGGTTGAGGAAATTGACGGGTGTTTCCCCCTGTATACGGTGCGGATTGCCCCTGCGAACCATGTCATTCCCCAGACAGACCTCATTGAGGATGTATCCGCCACCTGTTCCGTCAGGCTGCCAGTCATTAGGTTCAACGATCATGGGCCAAGCAATTGGGCTGAATAGCTCAGCCGTGGCCAGCACCTGGTCCTTGATGACCATGAACTCAGGTGTTGGCACCACATACAGAGGTGTCTTCCGACCCTCTTGCCGTTTTTCTGTTGTGAACCAGTTACTGGCTTGGCAGATGCAGTCAAGTAACCAGCCACCAAGCTTGACCCTGTTGGCCCTGCCCCATGCCTTCCACATCGGCACGTCATAACGACCCATCAGGGTCTTGATGATTGTGACCTTTTGGTCAGTGCCACAGCTCTTGTGCCAATAGTTCTTCTGCAGTGTGTGCAGCAGGCCAGGCACCTTGGCTTCGTAGTGGCGGAGCATGCACTCGTTTTCACAGGCTGCACCAATGGCATCGGTCACATGTGCGGCCTGGTTGGCCTTGGGTTTTGTACTGAAAACCTTGTCGAAAGTGATTTTTGATGCCAACACAGCAGCGGATTCAGCATCCAACAGTTTCAAGAACTGATGAATTTCTGCGAATGCTTGACCAGTTTTCCGTTCATGAATGCGGTGGTTTGTCTCATTGATCTGTCCCACTACTAGTGGAACAAGCTCTTGAATTGATGCGACACCGTAAACACTGGCACTGGCGTAGCTCTTGTCTTCTAGCTTTGATGTATTGGAGTGAAGGTTCTCCAATCCTCGTTTGATTTGTTCACGCTCAAGCTTAATTTGAGCACCGATATCAGCAAATAAAGTCACTGAGAATGCGCGTTAGAACTGGGATGTAGATATCTTTCTTAGTGGAACGGTCCAGAAAGAAGAAAGGCCAGGTGATTAGCCCGGCCTTGTGTAAAATGTTTTCGCTAGTGGAAGTTAGTCACAACCAGAACCTGAAACTAGCGCGTCTACCAATTCCGCCACATCCGCGTGTGGATTCCAGCGATTGGACTCGCTGAGAACTGCTCTGTTGAGCACCAGTTGAGTGTAGCAGGAAGGGGTGGTAGTCACGCCAAGATCGCTTTTTCGTGTTCGATTAAGTGATCAACCAAGCCGTTGAACCAATCAGAGTGTTTTACTGATTCGCCCTTGGCAGTGGTGTCAAGTTCCATGGCTTCGATGAGCCTGGTTGCGACCAAATAGGTCGCTTCATACATGGTAGTAGTCAGAGGCTTAAGACTCCTCAATTGTATTGGGAATGGTTCTCGCGTCAATGCAATATGCATTACTCGCATAGGCTCAAATGGCAGTCATGGCCTGGACTGCGGCCTGATCCGTGTGTCGTGCATAACGCAAGGTTGTCTCGACCCTTTTGTGACCACATAGCCCCATTAATGTTCGCATTGGTGTGCCTGCTTCCGCATGCCACGTTGCAAACGAATGGCGCAATGTGTGAAACACAATGGTGTCCTCAAGACCAACATATTTGCGTGTCTTTTTAAAGGCACGAAGCAATTGATCCTTGTCAGACCACTCATCACCGAAAATTCGTACATTTGGATTGGAATACTCCAAACGCTCAGAAAGTATCGAGAGGATACGTTCATGAATAGGAATTGCTCGGTAGTTACCAGGCTTTGTGCGCTGGTCAGGCCGTCCACCGACGTGAATCAGACCTTCGCCAAGTGACACGTCACGGCACTTGAGCTTGAGCAGTTCGCCCTGCCTCATACCAGTGAAAGCAGCCACGGCAATCACGTCAGCTAAATCCTTGCGTCCATATGGATCCAAGGCAGCAGCATGAAGACGCCAGAACTGGTCTTTGGTTAGGTAGGACAATCTGCATTCATCTTCCTTACGCTTTGTAAAGGAAGGTGGCTGGTTGCATAGCTCACGTCTGGCGCAGTGGTGGAGAACGGTGGAGACGGCTGATGTGACACGGTTGATAGTTGCGTCACTCTTGCCTTCTTCCTCCAGCTCCACACCAAGGTCTTCCATGACAGTGATGTTGATGCGATTGCAAGGGAATGAGAG